GTATCTCGATTACTACTGAGCGTATTAACGAGTTTGAATCCAATAGTGAACTTAGCTTTGAGCTAGAACCCGGAACTGTTCTTACACCCAAAAACAGCCGTAAGAACGAATTAGGGTTTATTCCCGCTGTGGAGGTTTTAAACAAACCCAATAGCAGCGGCACCGAAGGCGAGGGTGAGTTTGAGCCGTTTATGGAGCAGATTGTGCTTCATGATGGCATGATGAAGAACATCGCCCGTAATATCGAGTTCTTCGGTAATCCCACGCTGATCAGTTCGCGTCCTCGTAGCGATCTGGTCGAAGCTTCCGATACTGACCGCACTTTCCGTCCGACTATTAGTAGTCAGAGCGGTTTTGCGGGTAGGGACACGCCTTCTACTCGTGTTTCCGAGCCGTTTGGTTCGAGTTCAATGATCGGGGGACTTCGTGTTCCCCGCGTTATTGCGAATATCGAGCCCTCCGACCGGGTGGGGTATATGACGCCTGACCCCGTTAACGGGGACATGAATCGTTATGCCTTGTTACTGCGAGAGGAGATCCGCACCGCTCTCGGCGGTGTTGATGAGATTTCTATCTCAGCTGGTGCAACCGCAACTGAGATCAAAGGCTTAATGGGTCGGGCTCAGGCCACGGCCCTACGTAAGAATAAAAGTTTCCTTACTTACGGATTCTGCCGCTTGTTGGAGATGATTGTCTTCCATCAAGAGCAAATTTTCCGGGAAAGTTTTACCCAAGTTGTCGGTCTCGAGCCTCCGGCTTTACCTAAAGAACTAACCCCTGAAGCCCAAGAAAAATATCAAAAGAAACTAAATAAGTACGAACTAAGCGTTGATACAGCAATTGCATCTGCGCTTGAGCAAAACAAAGTCCCACGAGGAGTTTTTGGCCTTCCTCCTGACGGTGATCGTCAAGTTACATATCGTTTTCAGGGCGATGTGTATGAGGATACGGCATACGATATTAACCAAAAATCTATCGTTGTTCGTAACCTTCAAGAACTCGGTGTGGATAGCATCGAAGCTCTTAAATATCTCTTCCCAGATAAAACTGACAGCGAACGTGCGGAGATGCTGAAAGGGTTTCCTTTCCGCATGATCCAACAAACGCAAGGCGCATTCCAACAATTTCTATTATTATTGAATCAGATGTTGCAAGCGCCACATCCACTTGCGCCGAATCAACCGCTTGCGGCTGACCCTCGGCTAAACATAACGCCCCTGTTATACAGGACGTTTGACCACCTTGCGCAAGAACTGACTTACTCGGGCAGCTATGAGCCAGCAGATCCCAGCTTCGATCCCGAGCCCGGCATCCCCGGCGGTAGCGGCCCCTCAGGCGGCGCCTTCAGCGGATATGGGCTCAACAGCCTATCCCCAATGGGTAGCAACTACCCAGGCGGCACCTTCGGCAACTATGCCCCAAGTGCAGTCGCCGGCAACACAGGCTACGGTCCCTTCTACCAACAGCCAGTACAACCAGTCTCTGTCAACGTCCTCCCCGTCCAATCCCTGGGAAGCGGCGATGGGCAGTCTGGAACGGATGGTTTCTCGAATCTCCCCGTCCCCCAGCCAGACAGCATCGTATCCGCAGTACCAAACGGCGCCGCAGGATACTCAACTTTACAGTCAGAGTTCACAGGCCCAGCCTTATCTTTACCAGGCGCCTACGGCTCAGCCGACCTCGTACAACAGCGAGTATACAACCCAGACTTCTTATCCGACTTCTACGGGACAAGCACCCGAGGCTCAGCTAAGCCCCGAAACCGTCGCCGTAGTTAATCACTTCGGTGTTGATGCTCCTGGTATCCTCAATCAGTACTCCGTTACTCTTGAGGATGCTCTGATTCAGCAGCATTCGGTTCTCGAAGCCGCTATTAATCGCGGTGCTGCTATGGAGCACATCCTGACTGATCCTGATCAGCTGGCTGACTACACTGACCGGTTCTTCACCGAAGTGTACCCCGTGGATGCAGATGTTAACGAGCAGCAAACCTACCAGCCTCGTTACGATCAACTGCCCGCAGTTCCTGCCTCCGCTATGGCCGGTGCTCCTTCTGCGGATGGTGAGACCCAGTGGCAAGGCTTCAGCCAAACCATGAACCAGAGCCCTGAGCAGGCTTGGCGCTATCTTTCCCAGATGAGCCCCGATGCCTTCCGCAGCAAGCTCCTGTTCCTGGATGCCAGCTGATAATTAATTTTCAGCAAACCAGCCAACCCCGTTCATAATTGAGCGGGGTTTTTTTATTTATGACTGCTCGCCACGTCATATCGTCCATTTTTTGTTCTTTGGATGATGATGAAGCTACTCAAATTTTTAAAGACTACGAGTTAATTGCCGAAGCTGTAAAGTTTGCTGCTGCCAACCCTATTTGTCCTGATTTTGAATGGGCAAATGTTTTTCCGGGCGAGCACTATCGCATCCTTGCTGGTCTTGTACAAGTCCTAAAGCCCACAAACTTAATCGATATAGGAACTTATCGAGGTTGTTCGGCTCGCGTAATGCTGGATTACAGCAACCCTGAAGCTAAAGTGAGTACTTTTGACTTATACCATTATCGTAGTTTTGACTGGACTGTCTTAAACGAACAAGATTTTATCTCTGGACGACTTACGCAGTATTTTTCAGACTTAAAAGATGTCTATATGTTTAACAAACACCGAGACCTGCTTGAGTCTGCAGATTTTATTATGTTAGATGGTCCTAAAGACGATGAATTTGAGCGCACTTTTTTAAATCTTTGTACACAATTAAAACCGTTTACACGTCCTAGGTGGCTCTTAATTGATGACATCAGATTTGACAATATGGTTCACCTGTGGCGGTCGATCAAATCCCCGAAAATAGACATCAGTTCCTTCGGTCATTTTTCTGGAACTGGTTTGGTTAACATAGAAAAAGGTCTTTTAATTGAGTGATGCCTTTTGCTAGCGAGGCTCAACGACGTAAGTTCTACGCACTAGCCGAACGTGGTGAAATTTCGAAAGAAAAAGTAGCCGAATACGAAAAAGAAACCAAAGGGAACATCCCTCAACGTGTTAAGGCGCGAGATAAAGCGCGCAAGTACACTAGTAACAAGCAAGGAGCTTAATCATGCCTAATTCTCTTGGCGGCGGTCGTCGTCGGGCTAGCAACCCCTCTTCGACTGGGGATGCAGACAAAATTGCACAGCTGGAAGCCGAGCTTCAAGCTCTGAAACAAAACTACGCCCAAGATATGGGGAATATCGGCGTGGATATGGTTGGTCTTAACGAGAAAATCGAACAACTTAAAACAAATTGAATCTTAGTTAAAAACTTATAATGGGTATAAGCCTGGATTTTTATCGTGGTTTATACCCCTTTAAGCAATTACCGGTATGACCACGGTCCTCATCGTATTCAGACCGGTCCAAATCACGAAGGTTTTATCGTTGTAAGTTCTGGTATTCAGGATATCGGAGCGGATTTAGGGGTTATTACTGCTGGTCCCCCGAACAGCGGATCTTGGTATTTAACCACTGGGTGGCGCACAGTTCCTCAGGCTGTGTCGGGTTATTGGGTTGATTATGAGAACCAAGATTATCTTCCTAGCGGTTCTTTAAGCTCTTACACCGGTTACAGGGGTTTATTTACCACAACAATCGCCAATGCGAAAGTAGTAACGTCTACCGGACCTAATTACGGGTTACGGGATGACGGTAAATATACTTATTTCCAAGGAACTGCCCCTTCGGATCAGGCTTACACGCCCTATAACACTCCGGACGGTAATACAGCTGCTGAGGGTTCTACCGGAGGAGGAGTCACTCACCGAAACTATGAGGGTGGTTTATTAACTAACTCTCTTGGTTCCCAAGGGACTGCAAATCGTGCTGAGTGGGTTTATAACCCTCCTGTTTATTGCCAGACTTTTACGGAAACTGTACGATCTCAAGCTCCTGGCTTGATGTCGTCTGCTCTGCGGTACGTTTATCGCGGAAAATCCTCTCGATACGCTTCTAACTACGGCTCTATCTACCATCAACTTCCTGAATCTGTACGTATGACCATACGTACGTTTAGTCCTACGGTAAATTCGAGTAATCAAAAAAGTATTTAACGCTATAAATGCGACAATAGTAGTGTCTTTACGTTGATTTTTCTCTTAAACTACTTTTGTAGTTTCTGGACCTATCGACTGTGTTTGTCGATAATGATTTCCCGAAGCTTCTCGGCGCCGAGCTCTACCGTCCGCACCCTGCGTACATTGTAGAGATGGCAGCGGAACCTGTAGTCGTTCACGACTTCAGTAAGCAGCCAGGCCAGACTGTGCAGTTAGACCGCTACAGGTTCTGGGGCAATCCGGGGAGCAAAGAATCACGTGAGCGCACTGCTGAGCAGACCATTGGTACTGCCAACAGCCGTAACATCGTGAAGGACAAGGTGCTGGTGACTCTTCGTGAGTACACCGGCCCTGCAGATCCGAGTGATCCGACTCAGCCCAGCACCTTTAAGATCGCTCGCGAGACTCTGATCACCGCGCAGCGTCTTCTGCTGGATACCGGCAACCTGACTGCGTTCCACCAGTCGATCGGTTCGCTGACTCTGCTTGACGACTATCGTCGTTGGCGTGACCGGGTGTTCATCAATGAACTCCTGAAAGCCGTTTCGAAGGGTCAGTCTTCTGACTCTCAAGGTGGTTACTACTACCCCGGCGACCTCGCCGTAGGTAGCCTCACCTACACCAACGCCGAGCAAGCTAAGTTCGACGTTAAGGATGACCTGCTGCGCGTGGTGAAGAGCCTGCGCAAGCGGAACACTCCTACTTATCAGGATGGTTTCTACCGCGCTGTGGTGGACCCGACCTTCCTGATGCACCTGCGCCAGAACAGCGACTTCCGCGAAGTGGCTCGTTACCCTGGCAACGGGCAGATCAACCCCCTCATGTCGGCCATGCAGCCTAACGCTGCGCTATACATGGGTCAGGGCTTTGGTCAAGCCAGCTTTGTGGCTGGTGAACCCATCATGCCCACCGGTTTCGTGTTTGAAGGTGTGCGATTCTTCGAATCGACTAACATGCCTAGCCAAACCGCTTCCGCATCCATCGGTGGCACCGCCGGCACTTACGACACTGCCGTTGGTATGTTCTTCGGTCCTCAGAGCGTTGGCGTCGGTATCGGCGGTAACAATGCTCAGGTTCTGTTGAACAATAATGACGATTTCAGCCGTTTTATCATGATGATTTGGAGCCTGT